TACTGCCTGATACGCCTTTCCAGCGTCAATATCAGTCTGTGTAGGTGGAAATGCTACTGCTGCTCCTCCAGTATTTGCAACACTAACTCCACCATTACAAGAGAAATTCAAGTTCTCGATTAAACAACCTCTTCTTACATGGAAGACATCTCTTTCTAAGTTTTGAGGTCTGATGGTTACCAGTCTTAAATCTTGTCCGGTAACAGAAACATCTGTACGAAGACCTATTGGATTATTTTCATCATAAATTCCTGGTCTGACGACAATGGTATCACCTTCTTGTGCAATTGCGGCAGCAGCACCAACAGTTCTCTTTGCATCACCCTCAAGTAATCCACTATTAGAATCATTACCGCTTTCAGATACCCAAATAGTTTTTAATGTTTCTACCCCAGAAGGTCTCCAAGAAACTCCTGTTCCGACAGAAGATAAACGATAATCTTTACCAGCAACACCTGTTTGCTGATTGACATCTATAAGTGAAGATTCTAGTTCTAAAGTATTTCTTAAAATAGATGTTCCGTCTACATCTAATGTGCTATTGAGAGTCGTTGTACCATCTACATCTAATGTGCTATTGAGAGTTGTTGCACCATCTACATCTAATGTGCTATTGAGAGTTGTTGCACCATCTACATCAACTGCCGCATCAAAGTTGCTGTTTCCGGTAACAGTTAATGTTTGACCGATATTTAAATTCTTCTCAATACCAACACCACCCTCAACAACAACAGCACCAGTATCTTTATTTGTTGATTGAGTATCTTTGGTAACCTTTACTTGATTCTCAAATGTTGCAATACCAATTGCTTTAAATTCATTAACTGTGGTAAGTCCGGTGACATTTAAAGTTGTATCAAAGTCAACTGCTCCAGTAACATGAAGTGTTCCAGTAATATCTAATGTCGAAGTTGGATTATTATTCTGAATACCAACATTCGTCATTCTGTAGATTGATGCACTATCACCAGAACCATTATATCCCCATAAATCTTTTGTAAAAATAGTTGCTAATCCACTTTGAGTGGATTGAGCAGCAGTAGGAATTAATGTATCAGTTCCTAAACCTAAACTATTAGATTGAACAAAATTAATTGCGGAGAATGTTTGGGCAATACCCGCTATTGGTACTGTAGATCCTTCATCCTGTAATTGAATACCAGTATCTCTTGGGGAAGGGGAAACCCAGCGAATTCCATTTCCATCTCTCGATAAGAAATAATTATTTTCACCTGGAGAATTTACACTATCATAGATATTCTCATCAATCTTAATGCTTCCATCAATATCAATTCTTTGTTTCGGATCTGTTACATTACCTACACCAATATTACCACCAACTAATACTGAGTTTTTACTTACTTCTACTTTTAATAATGATCCATTATTTCCAACATTCAATACTTTTTTCACTAGTATTGAATTGGAATTTAATGCGTCTAAATTAACATTTCCAGTAAAATTTGCTTCATTTGCATCTATTGTTCCATATAACTTAAAACCATCATAAAATGTAGCGCCTTTATTAAATGTTACTTCTTGACCAAAAACATTTATAGACATTTTTTTTTTACAATATCTTATTTAAAATTGGACCAGTAACAGAATCAAAGGCAGCACCCACAACATCAGATCCAACAAAACTTCCATCAAATACTTTATCAGTAAATCCTTCACCCATATCTCTTATAAAATTGCCCAGTTTAGCATCGTAGTCAATTTTATTTGCGTTTAACATTATTCTTCCAGAACCAGCATTTAAATCAATATTTCTTCCTGCCTTCATCTGAATATCTTCATCTGCTTCAATCATAATATTTTCTGCTCTTATTCTAAGTATACCATCTTCGGCACTGATACAAAGATTTCCATTTCTAGTGGTTATAAGAATAACATCTTCTTTTTCACCACTCTTTTCTCCGGCAACAATTTCAAATTTTTTATCATTATGAATTGACATCACCCCACTACTACTCAATGAAATGTGGGATTGATTGCTACCATCATCTGTCACACCATAAATTTTATAGACATCGCTACCGCTTATTCCCATTTGTGGGTTAGCAGTATCAATTCTGAAATTAGAATTAAAACTTATGAGTTGACGTTTAAAAAAGTTTTGAGGTCTTTCTGCCATTCTACTTTGGACAATCTATTGATGTTTGAATTTCACCCTCAATTCTAGCAGTTCCAAGTAATGGTCTCAAAATAGCCCCATTTCCTGTATCGCTTTCTACTGTCAAGAATGGAAGTGTATCTACTACATTATTTAGAGGTTGAACTTGATCTATCTGTCCGTTATTAATTATAGTGGAATATCTGTTTCCAAGATTATCTATAACAGTATCTCCATCTTGATAACCATCTCCTCCTTCTTCGACAATGACATCAATAATTGAGTAATCTTTAATATCTCCTACACAATAATTTTCTCCCTCCGATAACATATAAACACCAGTAACTTCTCCATTATCATTAACTATGGTTCTGGCAATAGCACCATATCCTTGATCAGAATCATCAACAATTTCAATAAATGGTGGGAAAGTATATCCAGATCCACCACTCGTTATTTGAGCTCCTATAATACTACCAAGAGCAACGCATGTCGATTCTCCCTCAACAGGAACAATATTTCCAAATATTGGAGATGCAGTGGCACCAGAACCATTTCCACCAAATATTTCAATCTTTGGTGGTTTTGGTGGGGGATTCCCAACAAAGCATTCTGAAATTGAATTTAGATCGACACCGGAACTTACAATATTTGTAATTTGTTGTATTGATTGATATGGATCTTGTCCCATTGCTTTTTGTCCAACTCCAATAATCCATTCATTAGCAAGTCCTTTAAAGTTTTTAGTTCCTTGATTGCAATCAAAAGCGGCAGCTGCCGAACTAGCAAGACCATTAATAGCACTTTTTGCAATATCCCCAATATTAAAATCTCCACCAAGAATTTTTTCCACTAGTGCCAAAGGTCCACTCATTAAGTTTTCAAGAAGACTAATCATTTTATCAAGTAAAACCCCAACAAATTGATCTGCGGCACAAGTGACAAATTTTTCAACATTAGCAAGAGTCGAATAAAGTAAATCTTCAATTGGCGATAATAATTTACCTATCAATGATCCAAGAACACAACCAAGTTGCTCTTCCAATAATTTTACAGGAACAACCATTGCTTCTTGTGCAGCAACTCCAGCTGCATGTGCAGTAACTGGATTTCCTGTTGCTGCCATAATTTTACCGTAAACCAATTTATATAAATTTTGCAATCCACTCTTTAATACTGGAATAATTCTATCTAAAATTTCTTTCATGAATGAACCAGCGTATTCATTCATCAAAGTGGCAATTCTATCAACACTTCTCCTAAGATATCCCCTAATTTTTGATATTTTGTTTTTAGCTTGTTTAAGTTTTTTAAGAAGCCATTTTACAATGGATTTTATTTTAGATAACTTAGTATTTTGTGCCGTATTTGCCAATGGAACTTCATCACCAATTGAGTCACTTACAGTATTAACTCCTCTCTGTGTTGCCTGATCTGTTGAAATGGATGCTGGAGTCGGTTGTGATTCTGATGTTGGTTCATTTGATTCACTACTATCTAATTTTGAATTGACTTTATCGAGTTCTGATCTACCAGAATTTATAGACTCATTTTGATTTGGAAAAACATTTACAATTGCCGGAACCTGACCATTATCCCCATCAAGAAAAAAACCAACAACACGATCATTTGGTTTTATTTGAACACTTGTTGCAGCATTAGCAGATCCAGAGCCAGCAGTTGGTGGAATAAGAACTTGTGCCCAAGGCAAATCTTCATCAGGCAATTCAACTTCATCATCATGATAACCCATGATACGAACTTTATATCTATTTCCCCATCCTTTCCCTTTGACTTGATCGCCTTGTGCTTCTATTGGAGCAACTCTTCCAATCCACCAATAAAAACCATCTCTTCCTACAAAATTAGTTTGAAGTGTTGACTGATCAATCATTATTGTCTCTTTCCTCTCTATTGATTCCGAATGTATCTCTAACTAATTTCATATACGTATAAGAACCATCCAAATCAAAGTGATGACACAATTCCTTTATCATATATAGTCCACTTGTTTCTTTATCAAATTCTTTTACCTTAGAATTAGATATTTTTGGAAATAAACATTCAATAACATCACCTGCTCTTAAATTAGTATTTGATGGGACTGCTACAGACAAAGACTGAGTAAACAAAGTATTATATCTCATTAGAGATTGAGAGATATACTTTTTCTGATCAGCATTTATATCTCTAGAAATTTTTGGTCCAGATACTGCACCAACATCAAAAACACTGGAAACAATTCTTGAGGGTGATTGACCTATTGGTTTATCTAGACCATCTATAACAGGCAAACTTAATTCTGAACCCAAGTTTTTAACATTATCTTTATACTTTACGATATTATATTCTTCCTTAGTAAAAGATGAATATAGTGGATTATAAAAATATCTTGTTGTCGCATATGTTCCCAGTCTCAATTTTTCATTTAGATTTTGATTTCTGTCTATAATATAATTTAATATTTTAAAGTCGTTATTAATTTTTTTATCATTCTCATCATAAGAAATAGTTGCCTCAGAGTAAATGTATGTTGCTTTTGCTTTTTTCTTAGCTAGATTATCAATAGATTTAAATTGAAATCCATCTCTTGTTTGATAAAAAAGAAAACCTGCAGTTTCATTTGCAATTGTTGGTACGCATTTTGATGCGAGCCATGTTAAAACTAAAAATGGTTTTCGCGTGTTGCCGATAAATTCATAAGAATTTGAAACTTTATCAAATTTAGACTTATCGTATTTGTTTGTCTTTAAGACATTTTTTAAAATTAAGTCAACGGAATCTAAGATATTTCCACCATATCTTTTTTTTACTCTGGTAACTTCATTAACAATTGCTTCTTTAGAAACGAAGCTTAAAGTAAAACTTTCTTTTTCTGTATTTGATATTACATCAGTAATACTAGAAACATAGAGATAATCTTCTTTATTCAAAGAAAAATCTAAACCAGGATTTGTTTGATTATTTCCAGCAATTTTCAAGGACAACCTTTCCCCACCTCTCAAAGGTAGTCCATTATAAATTGACTGTTTATCAGAACTTTTTCCATCTTTGGGTAGAATGGCACCACCTGCATTTATAACCTTCATTTTTGCGGTTATCGTTGGTGAAAAAATATCTTCATAATATTGGAAAGATATTATTCCTCTTCGAATATCAATATTCCTAGACGAAGATGAATCATTTGAATATAATAAAGCTTCTTCAATAATAGATTTGAGTATTGACATTATTGGAATCCTAATTTGGTAAGCATAGATTTACTTATATTACTAACATATGATGAAAGATCATTAATTATATTTGTTTGTTTACTACTTGATGATGTATTTGTTGTTCCCGTTTGCTCAACTACTACGACTTTTGAACCCCTCCGTTCTTGAGAAAGATTTGTCATTTGTCTAGTCATAGAAAAAAATTCTGCAGTTCTATTTTTTGGAACCTCTACATGAACATGACCATCATGTATGTTATCACCATTGTTCCACAAAACTTTATAACCTTTTCTTCTCCAAAATTCTGCAACCATATCACCTTCTTTGGATTTGTAAGGAACAGGAATATCCATTGCCCTATTTTCCCAATGACCGACACCTTTATGTACATGTATTTCATAATTTGTATCATCTGCCATTGGGTGAATATTATAATTACCACTCCCAAATACACCAAATTCTCTCATCTGATAAAGTTGCATATTAGAAGTTGCAAACCTTTCAGAAGGTGCTCCAAACTGTTTACTTCTAAATGATCTAAAACTCATAATATCACGTTCAAACTTGGACTGACCTTGAGGAACTCTTGGTGTTTGTGGTTGAACTTGAGTTGTTTGTGTAATATATTTTTTCAAATTAGATCTTAACGCATCAGTAAATTTTGTGCCTGATGTTCCAAAACCATCGACAGTATCAGCAACACCAGTTGCCAACCAATTTGCAGCATTTGCCCATCCCTGGTTATGAGCATATCCAAGATACTGAAGTCTATTAATTGGATTTGATTCTCTATATTTTGCACTCTCATTCATCAAATAGGTATGATTAGCATAAGTATATGCCAAGAACATATCCTCTTGGAGTTGAGGATTATTTCTAAAATCAGACCTAGAAGGAACAGAAATTCCTAAAAAACGAGCAGCATCTTGTTTTGCTGCACTACTCATCTGATATCTACCATCATAAGCATTATTATATCCTCCTATAGCTCTATAAGAACCAGATAAACTATATCCAGCAGTTTCTATAGAAGCAATAGTATCTCTATATGTATTCCATATTGAATTATTGATACCTAAGGATTGTATAAAACCAGAAGAAGATTTTGGTGATGGTTTTGAAATCGTTTGTTGTGATTCTGTTGAAGTTGGTTGTGGTGGTGGAGTTGGTTGTGGTTGTGGAGTTGGTTCTGGTGTCGGTGTGGGTGTGGGTGTTGTCTGTTGTTTTGGAGGTTCTTCTTTGATTTCAGTTCCTAACTCAGGAATTTGTTCTCCACTATAAACACCTTTACCTTCTTCATCAAATAAAGGAGTTGTAACTAACTTATATCCTTCATCAATAGACTTTCCAATATTATTCATTTGGGTGGACATATTATTCCATTCTTTTTCCAGTCTTTTTTTAGAATCTAGAAAATCAAGTTCCTTCAAATTTGTTAGTGCCGCATTCAATACCTTTCCTATGCCAGAAAAAGTTCCTTTTACAGAATCAATAAAATTTGAAACTATTTCTCTACCCTTTTTAATTCTTGCTATAAATTCTTTTCCGAGTGCAATCCATGTAGGAAGATTATTGAATATCCATCCGGCAGTTAGGTATCCTAAGAAACCCATAATTCTTTCAAGAAAACTCTTTCCGGTTCTTGCCATAGATTGAGTAATGAAAGATCTTCCAACAGCATTTCTTACTAGATTTGGTGCCTCTAGTGCAGTTTCTTGAGACTTTCTTTTAAGATCTTCTGTTCTTCGTCTTTTAAGTAAGAAAGTTCTTTGAAATACTTGATTTTTTGTTCTAGTATTTCTTAATAGTAAACTTCTTATATTTTCAAGATTCTGGTTTATTTCTTTCGTTATTGACATTTATACTACCTCCTTACTCCAAAATTGCATTATAAAGAAGAGGAGAATTCCAAGCATACATGTTATCCTTATTACTAGTAGAAATAAGAGGAATATCGGTTAAAGCATACTCACTAGTATCAACTACCCCTCCTTGATTTGCTGCCGGAGTTTTCATAACAACCATTTCTGGTGGAGGTTCCATTAACATGGGCATAGAAGTAAATGACTTCATATCAAATTTGGCGGCACTCATTTTAGATTCATAATTTGGTTTCTTAATAGCATTAAGATATTCTTCTCCACCAATTGCATAGAAAATGGACTGTACCACACCAGCAATACTTAACAGACCTGATGCAATCTGAGTAATTCCAAAAGGTAATAAATTTAACAAACCTGCCCCAAGAAACATATTGCCTCCTGTTATATTACCTTTTCTATATTGTTGAACTGCATCCCAACCATCCCATATTGCTCCAATTATTGGGAAGGCACCAAGCACACCTCTAATTCCAAGTTTTCCAGCACTTTTTGTGCCAACCTTCGTGCCAGCAGCTCCAAGTCCTTTAGATCCCGCTCCACCAAAAACTCTAGATGCAAGAGAAGGAGCTGTTTTACCAGCAACTTTTGTTCCTGCTCCTCTTGCAGCAGTTTCTGCAACTTCTGCTGCAACTTTAGGTTTAAATAATGAACTAAAACCACCTTTAAGTGCCCTAAAAGCACCACCAAATACTCTGGCACCCAAACGAAAAGGTGCTAGTGCTAACTTAGCAGCAGATTTTATTAAACCAGCGGATAATTTAACAAATCCACCTATAATTCTACCAATACCTCTTTTTATTGCACCAAATATTGTAACAACAAGACTAACCTTATCGAGTATATTGTTTTTAATCTCTTCAAGTTTATCTTTATCGCCATTTATGGAAGCTTTTAGTGCTTCAATGCCTTGGTTTGACAACCAACCAAGGAAAAGAATACCCAAAGCTTTTCCTATTCTTCCAAATATTCCGCCAACATTCTCTTCAATTTTTTTTAAAGGAGTTACAAGAGTACTTCTTATTTTTCTCTCAAGAACTTCCTCTTGCCCCGATCTTATCTGAGATTCACTAAGTCTTCTTTGTCTTTCTTGCTCTGCTAATATTTGATTTCTTTCTTGTGCATTTTGCAATAAAAGAAGTTGATAGATACTCCCTAAAGTATTATTAATTTTAAACAGTTCTTGTTGTAAATTATCATCTTGTCTTTGAATTAATGGTGCCTGTGGAATAACCATCAGCGCACCACCACGACCTTTCACATTACCACCACCCAAAAAAGCACGCTTCAATTCAGAAGGGGAGTAATATTGTCCCGTTGCAGGGTTTCTTCTACTACCGAATAATGCGTCTCGGCTTAATCTAGCCATTTTGTTGGTGCTTTAGGTTTTCTTCTTCAATATATTGCTGCAAAAGAGTTATGTATATTTCTCTTTCCCAGGGAATCATATTTTCTAACTCCGTCAATGAATATTTATGATGCTGAATTAAAGAAAAATTTGTTTTGTAGTATGACTCAAGACTTTCATGAGCCATTCCTAGGCGAAAAAAGATGTTAACCCTTCCAGTGCAACTTCACTCTCAACTCCCGTATTGGGATTTTTTACCTTTATCTTATGCGATAATTTTGGCATCGTCTCAAAAAACTTTTCAATTTCTTTAAATTGATTTGATGTAAGTTGCTCTAAAAAGTCTTTAATCTCTTTATCCGTCGAATCCGATGCAGCCCAAGATTCTTCTTCACTATAAATTTGATCAACACAAGATGATATCATTTTAAAAGTATCATCGATTGACATTTCATCTTCTCCAGCAAAATTGCTTTTCACAAATTGACTAAGAGAAGGGTATTTCATCCTAAGAGTTAAATTGTGATCAAGTTTAATATCTCTATTATGTTCTGGATCTTGAACAACTTTAATATCATCTAAACTAATACTTACAGGAACCTGAGTTACTTCATCATCCGGGCAAGTAATTAAAACATCAACCTCTTCACCAACAGATTTCCCCCTAATGTTAAGGAACAAATATTCAATATCAAAAGTAGAAAGATTATCTACTTTGACTCCTCTTGTAAGAATACAATTGTTAATTACAGTTTTTACTGAGTTTGCAATTTCTTTTGCATCATTGCTTTCCATCGCAATAAGTAAAATCTTTTCTTCTTTGACAAGAAATGGACGATACTTTACTTTCTTTTTTGTTGATGGAATTTCCAATTCATACGTTGGCGTCGCAATCTTTGGTAAAGGCATAATATCCTATAGTATTTCAGTTGTGATTATTTATTGATCCTAAAATAAGGCACCAAAGTCATTTTTAGAATCAAAAGCAATATTTGTTTTAGGATCTGATGAAAATGCTCTCGTATTCAAATTTTGGACTTGATATTGTTGCACTATAGTGTCCAATATCTCGTCAGACGATGTTGATGAATCTCCTACATTTTGTTGAGACACAAATGGATCTCTGAAACCATAATTACCTATAACTCTTTCATTTACACTTTTAACCTTACCTGCAATATAACGATCATAATAAAACTGAACCGACATTCTCATAACTTCAGAACTGCTATATGAAACAGGTATTTCACTAATAAAGTATGGAAAAAGACCTACAAAATTATATTCTATTTCTGTCCTATAATCTCGATCAAATTTAATAATTTTTGTGAGGTTTGACTTATATTCTTCAGGATATTGCATCCTAACAAAATAGTTTAATCTATTCTGAGATATTGCTGGGTTCTCATTTCGAATACCAATTGGATTTGTTGATCCAGAAGAAATAAACTCAATCCAACTTTCAATAAACTTCAAGTTTCTATATCTACTGTCAACATAGAATTCTAAACTCAAAGTATTATATTGTCTACTATGAGCAATGTTCTCGGTAATGCCCATATGATTACCAGTTACATTGGCAGTAGCAAGTCTTGGAGTTGGAAGAACTGCAGAATAACAAAGAAGACCGGCATCTTCTGCAGTAAATCTACGACCAACACTTCTCTTTGCAAGATAACGAATTAGATTTGATGGTAGACCACCAAATTTGACTTCATAATGAGAAGTTTGTGCAACATTAGTCAGGAGTGATTTTACTTCAGATATTTTCTTTGGTCTTGGCACTCTAAATACCTTATATGGTTTTTATTATTAAGTATTTAGATGGCATATCAAAAGTTTTGGAACAGCGATACTATTTCACATACTTTGAATGTCCCTTCTTCTGGGGATTTGTGGATTGATACTTCTAAAGATGAAGAGTGGGATTGCTATAATAATGCTGCCCGTGCTCGTATGAGCAATACTACGGCAATGTATTGGAACAATCTTTCTAATGAAGAAAGAGTAGAGAGACTTGAAAATCACGGAATGACTGGAAAAAAACACTCCAGAGAAACCCGTAAAAAAATGTCTAAATCTGCTATAAAGACTAAACCCAAACTCCACAAGGGAGGAACAATTATAACACCAAACGGCAAAAAAGTCAAATTTTCCTGTCTCTCACACTTCTGCAAAGAACATAATCTATCAAGCGGGCACGTCAGTGAGTTGATGAGTGGTAAGAGAAATAGTGTAAAGGGGTGGACTCGTGGCTAATCATTATAATAAGAGTAAGTATAAACCATCATATCCAGAGAAGTATAAAGGAGACCCCACCAATATTATCTGTCGGTCATCTTGGGAACGCAAGTTTTGTATTTACTGTGATAAGAATGAAAATATTTTGGAGTGGGGCAGTGAAGAAATTGCACTTCCTTATCGCTCTCCTCTCGACAATAAAATTCATCGATATTTTCCCGACTTTTATGTCAAAGTTCGAGAAACTAATGGTTCCATTAAAAAAATGCTAATTGAAATTAAACCAAAAAAACAATGTGTTGAACCAAAAGTTCAGAAGAAAAAAACTAAGGGTTATATTTACGAAGTTAAAGAATATGTAAGAAATCAGGCAAAATGGGAAGCTGCTAAGGAGTTTTGTGAAGACCGTCAATGGGAGTTTAAGGTTATTACCGAAGATCAATTAGGAATTTAAAAATGCCCAGAAAGACATTAAAGGAAAGGCAACAATCTATTGGGATAAAAAGTTCAAGTCGAGTAAATAATATTGTTGCAAGATTAATAGGAAAAGAAAACTCCAGAGACTTAATGGATGAAATACTTTCAGTTTTAACAGAAACTGCAGATATTCCAGAAATTGGCAGCATTTACACTTTTGTATATTCTCCCAAGACACCAAATATTCAATATGACCAACATCCATTGGTTTTAGTAACTGATATTTTTTCTTGGGGATTTAAAGGCAGTAACTTTCATTGGGGAAACCCACCTAGATCCATGAGGCAATATACATTTGATGAAGTTCAAAGTCCCTTACATTTTGTAAGAAGAAATGAGTTGGAGGACATGAGAACCATTCCATATCAATCCTTTAAACTAAATACTTAAAAAAGATAAATGTCAAATCTTCGCTATCCATTAAGAAAGCTAGACTCTGCTGAAGATTATTTACAAATTGATATTTTAAAGTACGATCCTCCTGGTTTAGGTTCTAAAAATAAAAACAGTCTTGCACTTACAAGTTCTGACGATACTTATAAGGATCTATTAAATGGTTCTGATAGTGTTCAGAAAATTGTAAGTAGTATTATCCTCCCAATTCCTGAGGGTATTGGTGATAATATGACGGTAAGTTGGGGTGCCGGTGAAATTAATCCTCTTCAAGCTGTATTACTTCCAATAGCACAGAATACAATTCAAAGTAAAAACGGTTTTAAAGGATTTTATAATTCAATTGTGGATCAGGGAGGAAAAGTTCTTAATGCAGCAGCAAGTTCCACAGGTCAAAAAGCATTGCAAAGTGGTCTTGCCGCTGCTGCTGTCAATGCTCTTTTAGGTAGTGGAAATATAAATCAATCTCTTTCAAGGGCAACCGGAGCAATCTTTAATCCAAATATTGAACTCTTATTTACAAGTGTAAATCTTCGTGGACCTTTTACATTCTCATTTGATATGATTCCAAGATTCCAAAAAGAATCTGATGAAGTAAAAAATATTATTAGACTATTTAAAGCAGCAATGGCGCCAAGGAGAGAAGTAGGTTCTAAGGTTACTGGAGTTTTTATTAAATCACCAAATGTTTTCCGTCTTCGTTATATGAATGGTGGTCGTATTCATCCATATTTGAATCGTTTTAAAATATGTGCTCTCAATGGAATGAATGTTGATTACACTGGATCTGGAACATATGCAACTTACTCAGATTCAACTCCGGTTCATATGAGAATGAATTTAGTTTTCCAAGAACTTACTCCAATCTTCCATGAAGATTATTATGAAGGTCAAGGTAAAGGAGGAACAGGTTACTAATGTCTTACTTCAGAGAACTTCCAAATTTAGAATATCAATCGTTCTTATCGGATAGTAAATCTTCCGATCAATACTTACTTGTTAAAAATTTATTTCGTAGAGTTAAACTTCGTGATGACTTAAAAAATATTTTTACAATATTTGATCGTTATGAAATACCAGATGGATCAAGACCAGAATTAGTTGCAAATGAACTTTATGGAAATGAAGAATATGACTGGGTTATTTTAGTTTGTGCGGGAATTACAAGAATTCGTGATCAATGGCCTCTTTCAGATAGAGATATATATGAACATGCATTAGGAATTTATGGAGATGACTTAAATGCAATTCATCACTATGAAACCACAGAAGTTAAAGACTCTGAAGATAGATTGATTATGCCTTCGGGTAAAGTAGTTGACTCCAATTTTACCATACCAAAACCAGGAGAACCAAAAGTTACTATTAATCCAGTAATAGGAATTTCTAATTATGAATATGAAGTAAGAAAAAATAATGAAAAACGTGGAATTTATGTCTTAAAACCAGTATACCTTCAGCAAGTATTGAATGACATAAGAAAAGCGATGACCTATAGTAGATCATCGCAATATGTCAATAATAACTTAATTAAGACAGAGAATACTAGAGCAATTAGTTATTAATCAATCTTCGGCAAGTCGTGCAAAGTAAGACATTGCATCATCGTCCTCATCTTCAGTCATTTTAGAAGAACTCAGACTATCAAGTTCATCTTTGAGTGATTGGGG